AAATGACCTCTTTGTAGCTCAACGCATTAAACACTGGACCAATATTTACTACCCTCGGACCGTTTGTTACGACAAGTACACTACGGCCTCTATAGCTAAACGCCTTGAGATGTCCGGCGTAGCGATGCAGGATATATCCGGACAAACGGCGTATCAGGCCTGTGGAGATCTATACGATGCCCTTGTAAATAAACGTTTAGTCCATAGCGGGCAAAATGAGCTAGTCGAAAGTATGGCTAATTGTGCAGCTAAGGTATCGGATGCAAGCTGGCGTATTATCCGGCGTAAATCGGCTGGCCCTGTAGATGCAGCTATCGGTTTAAGTTTTGTAGTTCATATACTAAATCAGCCCGTAGGTGAGGTTAAAGTTTACAGTTAGACACGGACACGAAAAACTGCAAAATGCTTGACTAAATGAAAAAATCCCTCTTATGGGACTACTGGAAACTTTAGGTATTAAGAGAGCTGAAAAGCCCGCTATCGAGGCCCAATACGCACCTGCCGTAATGGATACAACTTACGGCTATGGGTCATTTAATACTAACTCCGCTTACGGATATAACGGCGTTGGTATAGATCGTAATTTTGCTTTACAAGTAGCTAGCGTTATGCGTTGCCGCAATTTAATCGCCGGCGTAATTTCGAGTATTGACTTAGCGCTGTACAAAAAATCTACAGGAGAAAAGTTAGGCTCTCCTGTTTGGTTAGAGCAGCCGGATATTAGACAGCCTCGGAGTGTAACGATAAGTGCAACCGTCGATAGCCTCATATTTTATTCGGTCGCGTATTGGCGTGTTACAAGTTTGTACGCAGATGATGGCAGACCATCCGGCTTTGAGTGGGTAGCTAATAACCGCGTTACTTACACTACCGATAAGTTTGGTACAGAGGTACAAGATTATTACGTCGATGGTATTAAAGTACCTATGGGCGGTATTGGATCTCTTGTTACTTTTCAGTCGTTAATTCCTGGTGTATTACAAACTGCAGGTACAACAATTAAAGCGGCTTACGATATACAACGCGCTGCAGCTGTAAGCGCTGCTACTCCAATGGCTACAACAGTATTAAAAAATAACGGAGCAGACTTACCGGAGTCACAGATACAAGGTTTGTTAGCAAGTTGGAAAGCATCTCGCGCATCACGTAGCACTGCGTATTTAACCTCTACTTTATCCGTAGAAAACGTAGGCTTTAGTCCTAAGGATATGATGTATAACGAGGCATCACAATACCTAGCTACTGAAATTGCTCGCGCTATGAACGTACCTGCATATTATATTTCTGCAGATATGAATAACTCTATGACTTACCAAAATATTATCGACGGTCGTAAAGAGTTTGTGGCTTATTCACTACAGCCTTATATCTCAGCTATTGAGGACAGGCTCAGTATGAACGACGTAACAAACTCACAAAATCAGGTGCGTTTTGCGGTGGACGACTCATTTTTACGTGCAGATGCTAAAGAGCGTTTAGACGTAATCGAAAAGATGTTAAATCTAAATCTAATTAACGTAGAACAAGCTCGACAAATGGAACAACTCACACCGCTAGGGGATACAAGTGCTACTAACGTTTAGTCAAGAAATACAAGCTGCCGATACAGAGCGCCGCGTAATCTCCGGACTCGTTGCACCGTATGGCGAAGTAGGTTTTACAAGTGCCGGCCCTGTTGTTTTTGAGCGCGGCTCTATCTCAATTCCGGACGTATCTAAAATTAAACTTTTATCGCAGCACCAACAAGATAAGCCGGTAGGTCGCGCTATTTCATTTAGCGAGGGAACAGCTCCGGAGGGTATTTACGGATCCTTTAAGTTATCTAACAGCTCCCGGGGACAGGATGCGTTAGTACTAGCCCAGGAAAACCTAGTAAGTGGCTTATCCGTGGGGGTAGATGTAACTGCCTCTAAGCCTATGGGTGATTACCTGTTAGTAACGGCTGCGGTCCTCAAAGAGGTTAGCCTTGTTGAGAGCGCGGCCTTTTCTAGCGCATCCGTAACTGATATTGCAGCGGCTCGAGCAGCTCTCGAGGCAGCTACAAGTACAAAAGAAAAAACAACAACGATAAATACGACCATCGTAGAGATCGAAACCGAAACAGAAACCGAAAGCGAGGATGCTGTGACTACAGCCCCTGAAAATACACCTGAGGAGACTCAGGTAGATACACCGGTCGAGGCTGAAAAGGTCGAGGCCGCTCGTAAGATTATCCGTCCGTCAGTACTAGACTCACAAAGACTACGTACACCAATTAACTCAATGGCAGCGTACACAGAGCACAAGATTAAAGCTGCTCTAGGTAATGATGACTCAAAGCTATGGGTAACTGCAGCTGACGACTCATTTTCTACAAACCCTGCATTTAACCCAACTCAATATCTCTCAGAGTTTGTAAGTAATACAAACTTTGATACACCAATGATTAACGCCCTATCTCAGGGAGTTTTGCCACAAAGCGGTATGACTATTAGCGTGCCGTCACTTGTAACTAGCGCTGGCGGTCAGTCAGGCGTTGCACCTGTTGTAACAGTTGAGGCAGAGGCCGGAGCTGTACAAAACACAGGTATGGTTACTCAATACCTCTCAGGTACAGTTAAGAAGTACTCCGGTATGAATACGATCTCAGTCGAACTCCTCGAAAGATCGGATCCGAACTTTTATGCGGAATTGACCAACCAGTTACAACGAGCCTATTCTCTTGCTACAGATGCTGCAGTAATCGCAGACGTAGTAGCAGGCGGCGTACAAGGTACTGCAGTAGCAGCTACAAGCGCAGGTATTATTTCTTACGTATCAACAGAGTCAGCTAATATTTACAAGAATACAAGCTACTTTGCACGTAACTATATTGCTGGTCCGTCACAATGGAGCCTACTAATGGGCGCTACAGACTCAACAGGTCGCCCAATTTACAACGCAGCGGCGCCTATGAACTCAGGCGGTCTATCAACACCTACAAGCATCCGCGGTAACGTGCTCGGCTTAGATCTATACGTAGATCACCAAATGGTAAGCACAACTATCGACGACTCAGCGTTTATTGTTGCGCCTGAGGCGATGACTGTTTACCGCAGCCCACAGGCGTATATGTCTGTGAACGTCGTATCCAACTTGCAGGTGCAGGTAGCGATTTACGGCTTTATGGCAACTATCGTCAAAATGCCTAACGGTTTGGTGCGTTACAACCTAACCTGATAAATACCTATAGCAGTCGGGAGGGCTCTTAGCCCTTTGAGCTCTCCCGGCCCATAGTTAGAAATGGAGTAAGCAAGTGGCAGCCACTTACGTAACAGAGCAAGAGTTACGCGATAACCTCGGTATCGGCGATTTATACAGCGATGCCGTTGTAGAGGAGTGCTGCCAAGCTGCTCAGGATATTCTTAACCAATTTTTATGGTTTGACTCCGCGCCGGTAGTGGGGACCACGTTACAAAATAACGTAGCTACCGTAATGATCGCTAACCCGGCTATTTTTACGACCGGTCAAAGCGTTACCTTAAGTGGGTGCGGAGCTACTTTTAACGGCACTTACACAATTACCGGCACTATTCCGTGGAGCACTGGGACTACAAACCTCATCCCTGCTATTAGCTGGAATACGAACGTATGGAACTGGCCTAACGGATATAGCTTTATTCAGTTTGCTAAAACTGCAGCCGATGTTAATTTCTCTCGAGTATTGCCTTACGGCTCTGCAGTAGGAGCGGATACAAAAACAAACAGTTACGCAACAACGCCTGCAGTCCGTGAGGCAGCGATGATCCTAGCCGTGGATATTTTCCAAGCTCGACAAGTTAGCCAAACAGGCGGCGTATCTATTGACGGTTTTAGTCCTAGCCCCTACCGTATGGGTAACTCAATGATCGGCAAAATCAGGGGCTTAATTGCCGGTTATCAAAACCCTTTAAGTATGTTGGGGTAGCAGATGCCGGCTCCTATAACTACGCTCCGTGCGACTATTGCAGCGGCTTTAGCTAATAACAACGTGTGGAATACGTACGATTTCCCGCCTCCAACTATTACAGCTAATAGCGTTATCGTCGCGCCTGCAGAAAATTATTTAACACCAAGTAATAACACAAATATAAATATTTCACCTTTGGCAAACCTGAAAATTATTTTGACGGTGCCGATGCTGGACAACAAGGGCAACCTCAACGGTATCGAGACTCTGGCCTGCGCAGTATTTAAGAAATTGGCTAACTCAAATATCGTAATGAATATTGGCAGTATGTCGGCTCCCTCAGTACTTAGCGTACAAAGCGGGGACTTACTAACGGCCGATTTTAGTATAAGCGTTTTAACGAGCTGGGAGTAAAACAATGGCATTAACAGACGAGGACAAAGCGTTTTTAATTAAAATTGGACAGGATCAACCTGAACAAGTTAAACCAAAAACAACTAAACCAACCGAAACAACAACAGAGAAAGTAGAGGAATAAGGCTATGGCCATTTTCTTATCTAACGGGGTAGTGGTCACACTTAACAGCGTAGACCTCTCAGACCACGTAACAAGCGCAACAATTAACCGCACTTTTGACGAGCTCGAAGTTACAGCTATGGGCGATACAGCGCATAAGTTTGTTAAGGGCCTAGAGGCAAGCACTATTACTCTAGATTTCCTAAACGACACTGCAACAGGTGAAGTACTACAGACTTTGCAAGCTGCGTGGGGTACAACAGTGCCTATTACGCTTAAGCAAACAAGCGCTGCTATTTCAGCTACTAACCCTGAATATCAAGCAACTGTGCTCGTGAACAATACAACCGATATTAACGGCGCAGTAGGAGATATTTCTACTCAGTCAATTACGTTTACTTGTAACTCTGCGATCGTCGTAGATACAACAGTCTAAAGAAAAGAAAAGGGGCTAAACAAATGGCACGACTCAAAATAACAAGGGCAGACGGAAACGTAACCGAGCATCAGATTACGCCACGTATCGAGTATGCCTTTGAGATGTACGCAAAAAAGGGGTTTATGAAAGCCTTTCGCGATGACGAAAAGCAAAGTGATCTCTATTGGTTAGCCCACGAGTGCTTACGCGCAAGTGGTGAGGTAGTACCTGTTTTTGGCCCTCTATTCTTAGATACTTTGTCTAAGGTCGAGGTCCTAGACGATCTCCCTTTGGAGTAGTGGGGCGGGGGTCCTTTGGGTATCTAGTAGCGCAGTTAGCTATAGCTACCCATATCCCGCCCCAATACTTGCTAGACCTAGATGTAGCGATGTTCCAAAACCTTATACAAGTGTTAAACGATCAAGCAAAGGAGGCGCAAAATGCCCGTAGAGCTAAAAGGGGCCCTCGAAACCATTAAAGCTATGCGCAAGTTTGACCCGGACCTCCTTAAAGAAATGAACAAAGAGATACGCGGGGTAATGGTGCCTATGCGTGATAAAGCTCGAGGGTATGCACCTAGTCCACAGCCGGATAATCTTTACGGCTGGGCCGAGGGCAGCGTAGGCAAAAAGATTACTAAACGTAACTCAGCCTTTAGGCAGTTTAACGTTGAGGGTCGAGTACGCCTTTTCCCGCTTTATGATCATAAAACAGTTGTATCCGGTATTAAATATAGTCAGTCTCCTAGCCGTCGTAATCGCAGCGGCTTTAGATCTTTGTATTACATTTACAACGCCTCGGCAGCTGGCGCAATTTATGAAACTGCCGGACGTAAAAACCCGGGTGGAGATCCTGCAAGTAAATCTAATAACCCGGGCGCTGGCGCTCACTTTATTAACCGTATGGGTCCTTTGTACGGAGACAAACAAAAAGAGCGCGGTCGTATGATATTTAGAGCAGGTTACGAGGATCGGGGTAAAGCTCAAGATGCCGTAATTATGGCTATCTCTACGACTATAGAAAAGTTTAATAAACTAAGCAAGGGCAGTTACGGACTGGCGGCATAATGGCACTACCTAATTTAGTATTTAGCGTTGCCTCACAGTATGACGGCAAAGGTTTAGCAAAGGCTCAAAAGGACATAAAGTCACTGGGTAAAACCGTACAGAGCTTTGCCGGCGCTTTTGGCGTTGCCTTTTCTGCAGCTGCTATTGTGCAGTTTGGTAAATCATCCGTAAAGGCTTTTAGCGATGCTCAGCGCGAGGGCGTAGTACTTAACAACACACTTAAAAACTTAGGTTTGGCTTTTGCAGGTCCTGAAATAAACCGGTATATCGACAGCATAGGTAAGCTCTACGGAGTTACAGGAGACCAAGCCGTCCCTGCTATGCAGGCCCTCTTAAGCGCTACAGGCTCGGTTACTAAGTCTCAGGAAATGATGAATACCGCGCTAAATATTGCAGCGGCTAACAATATAAGCGTGTCCGATGCCGCTAAAGGTTTAAGTCAGGCATATCTAGGCAACCGTAAAGCTCTTAGCCAATATAACACCGGACTTACAAAAGCCGAGTTACAGTTAAAATCTTTTGACGATGTACAAGCATTATTAGACAAACGCCTTAAAGGTGCAGCTACAGAGGCTGCCGGTACTTACGCCGGTCAGATGCTCATACTCAAAGAAAACGCAGAGCAGGCTAAAGAGGTCATAGGTAAAGGCCTGGTCGATGCGTTTAAGATTTTAGCAGGCGATAAAACGACCGAGGACTTAGCCGAGACAATGGCTACAGCTGCTAACAACACAGCGCGATTTAGCCGAGAGTTAGCAAAGGTTATTAAGACTCTTACAGCTCCTATAGATTTTGTCTCCGGATCGTTAGCGTGGTTTATTGAAAATACACAAAAGTATGCAGACCTGCTCATCGCAGGAGACCCATCCGGCTTTTTTAGAAAACCTATAACAGGCCCTGAGGCCCGTCCACTTATCGCGCAACAGAGTCCGGGCGAGCGCACAATGGCGGTCAAAGCTGCTCAAGAGGCAGAAAAGCGAGCTAAAGCATTACGCAAAATTGAGCAGGACCGTCTAAACAACTTAAAGAAAATAGCAGCTGAACAAGCTAAGAAATTAGCGCTAGATAAAGCCTCAGCTTTCCTAAACCAAGCTAATAAGATTTTTGACTTAGAGCGTATCCAATTACAAGCGGCTGCTATGAACAAGCAAACCGAAGAGGATAAAGTCCGTATCCGGCTTAAGACCGAGATACTCGATCTTGAAATGGCTATCTCCGAGGGCAACGTACAAGGAGCTGCCAAGTTTGCAAGCCTCATTAACCAAGATGCACAGTTACTTGCTAATTTACGACAAAACGCCTTTTCACTTAGCGATGTACCTAACCCGTTTGAGGAGTGGCTATCTACTCTGCAGGACGTATTAAACGAGTTATTAAAAATATCTAATTACAAAGTACCTTTAGAAGTCCAAAGAACAACGATCCGTGCGATGCTAGACAGAGCCGCACCGGATATTGCAGCTTTACAGGCCAATAACGCTAGAGTTAGTGCCCAATATGATAACCCGCAAACAATGGTACGTAGTCTCTTAGACAGAGCCGCACCGGATATTGCAGCTTTACAAAGTGTATTAGCATCTGCGCCACGTATGGCCGAGGGCGGAGTAGTAAGTAACCCTACTATGGCCCTTATCGGTGAGGCAGGCCCTGAGGCTGTTATTCCTCTATCTCAACTCGGAGGCTTTGGGGGCAATACTTACAATATCTACGCATCCGGTATTGGCGACCAAGCCATAGCTCAGGTAGTCCAAAACGCTTTACAAGAGCTTAACCGTTACGGTAACTCGACTACGTACGCAGGTGCCTTGTGACGGTCCCTACAGTAAACGCGATTATTAACTTTTCTACAGGTCCGGCTTTTGCTCAAGCTATGATTTTAGATCAAGGCATTTTAGGCACTAACGTTTTGGCAGATAGCGCAGCCGTTATTGTGGACGTTAGTAATCAAGTTAATAAAATAGATATAAATAGAGGACGTAACGCTCAAGCGGACCAATTCCAAACAGGGCAACTATCTCTGCGTATTGTGGACCAAAACGGAGACTTTAACCCTCAAAACCCTGCTAGTCCCTATTTTGAGTTATTAGACCCTATGCGTAAGGTGCAGATAACCGCTACCTATGCCGGCGTTACCTATCCACTGTTTTCAGGCTTTATTACGAGTTATACAACTACTACGCCCCTTAATGCGGACGAAGTAACCTATACGACAATAGAGGCTGTAGATGCTTTTAGATTAGCCCAAAACGCTCAAATAGCGACAGTGGCAGGAGCTACAGCTGGAGACCTATCCGGTACCCGCATAAATCAAATATTAGATGCTATTGACTGGCCCGTGTCTATGCGTGACGTGGATGCGGGACTTACCACTTTACAAGCTGATCCGGGTACACCCCGTACCTCTTTGGCTGCTATGCAAACCGTAGAAATCTCCGAGTACGGGGCTTTATACGTAGATGCCTCGGGCTCTTTTGTTTTCCAAGATCGTAGCGTTACTACTGAAAGTATCGGCGGCACTCCAACGGTCTTTAACGATAACGGTACAGATATTGGCTACGCTAATGCGATATGGCGATTAGACGATACCCTCGTATATAACTCTGCGAGTATTACCCGTACGGGCGGTACAGCTCAAGTAGCTACAAACGCTGCCAGTATCGAAAAGTATTTTATCCACTCATATAACCAACAAAACCTACTTATGCAGACAGATGCCGTAGCTCTGGACTACGCACAGGCTTACGTAGCCTCGAGGGCCCAAACCTCTATTAGGTGCGATGCGATAGAGCTAGACCTTTACACAGATAATTACGCAGCTGGCATAGTTGCAGCTTTAGATCTTGACTATTTTGACCCGGTGACTATTACAACAAACCAACCGGGTACCTCAACTCTTACTAAGACACTACAGGTTTTTGGGGTAAAACACGCAATTACCCCTAATAATTGGAAAACTGTATTTACAACCCTTGAGCCCATCATAGATGGGTTTATACTCGACTCAACCATATACGGCGTACTAGACACCGGCGTATTGGCTTACTAAGGAGAATAAAATGGCAGCTGGACAAGGTTTTAAGACCTTTACCACAGGTGAGGTTTTAACCGCCTCGGACACAAACGGTTACTTAATGCAGGGCGTACTTGTCTTTGCTGATGCCGCAGCTCGTACAGCTGCTATTACCTCACCGCAAGAGGGTCAGATGAGTTATCTCAAAGACACCGATAGCGTGGAGTCATATAGTGGTAGCGCGTGGGTGGCAGTAGGTGGATCGACAGCACCGAGTTATTTTGCAGGTAAAAACTCCATTATTAACGGCGGTATGGATATATGGCAAAGAGGTACATCTTTTACTGTTGCCTCAAGTACTCAGACTTATACGGCTGATCGCTGGATGGCTTACCGAACTGCAACAGGCGCGACAGTATCTCAACAAACTACTAGCCCTAATTATTCTCCTTTTTATACTCGCGTACAAAGAGCTAACGGCAATACTGGTACACAGGTAATTTATTTAACGCAGGCGATAGAGAGCTCAAACAGTAAACCCCTAGCAAATAAAACAGTAACACTAAGTTGGTGGGCACGTGCTGGTGCAAATTTTAGTGCGGCCTCTAGCAATATGACGTGGGAACTGGCATACGGCACTGGCAACGATCAAAATATGATTACTGGATTTACTGGTCAAACCAACATTACAGCTGGTACAAAAACATTAACTACGTCTTGGCAACAATTTACAACTACAGGAACAGTAAGCAGTACAGCTACACAGGTAGGGGTTAACTTTTATTTTACGCCCGTAGGTACTGCAGGAGCAGCCGATTATATGGATATTGCAGACGTACAATTAGAATTAGGTACTGCTGCTACTACTTTTGCTCGTACAGGAGGGACTATTCAGGGCGAGCTAGCAAATTGCCAAAGATATTATTTTAGAAGTAGAGCCGGTGGCGGTTACGCGCCGTTATCAGGAACTAAAGGAGCATTTAGTACTACTCTAGTACAAATACCGGTTTATTTTCCTGTGACGATGAGAACTACTCCTAGCTCTATTGAGTACTCAAACCTTGTTGTTTCAGACGGAGCAAATGCAATAGTCCCTTCCAATGTTGTAATTGGTGTTGTATCACCTTTATTAGGTGCTGCAGATGCTACTTGTACGGGACTAACACAATTTAGACCATATACATATTCAGATAACAGTACAAGTACTGGCTATATCGCTTTTAGTGCGGAGTTATAAAAATGGAAAATGTAGAGTTTGTATTAGTTGCAGGAATTGACGGCGTTGAGAGAGAGCACGCCATTATTGACCGAGGCAACGGCGAGTTTACCTCAATGCTCAAATCAACTTACGACGAAATGATAGCTAACCAAAATGCAGACAAGCTATAACGGCTGGCCTGCCTCAAAGGACCCTGACGAGATCCGGATAACTAGCTACAAGGTCGAGGGCACAAACCTAAAGCTGCGATGCGCTGAGGGCTGCGGCCCATTACTTGCAGCTTTTACAGCTGAGTTTAATACTCTAATCGAGCCGGTCGAGGGCGGTACTTTCGATGACTGGTCATACGCTTACAGGATGGTACGCGGTAGCGAGGACAAACTTAGTTGCCACTCATCCGGTACAGCTATCGACCTTAACGCGACTAAGCACCCTCTAGGCAAAATCGGGACTTTTCCACCGGAGAAGGTACCTATGATCCGTGCGCTCGCTAAAAAGTACGGCCTGAAATGGGGCGGCGATTATCTAAAGCGCAAGGACGAAATGCACTTTGAGGTAGCAGTAACCCAGGCTAAAGCTGCGGAGTTAATTACAAAGCTAGGACTTAAATAATGCCTACAAGTGCACAAATAACTGTAACTACAACTCCAACGCTATTGGTAGCTGCTACGGCTTTTGACCAAACGGCTTTATTACACGCTACTAATGATGCGCTGTACATCGGTGGCTCAAACGTGACTACTGCTAACGGCTACCTTGTAGATCATAAAGATAAATTAACTATCCCTGTGGGAGACCACGAGGGT